CGGTGCTGATTTGCTCCTTGTTGATGACCCTCACAACGAGCAGGATATCATCGGCGGGAATTTCGAGATATTCGAGAAGGCGTATGAATGGTTTACATACGGTGCGAGAACACGACTTATGCCGAAAGGGCGAGTCGCGATTGTACAAACTAGATGGCACCAAGATGACTTAACAGGACGTGTTGTCCGTGACATGCTCAACAATGAAGAGGCGGACCAATATGAAGTAGTAGAGTTTCCCGCAATATTTAATGAGAACTCTAAAGAAGAAAAAGCACTATGGCCTGAACAATATACCTTACAAGCATTACGTCAAACAAAAGCGTCAATGCCTGTGTTCCAGTGGAACGCACAGTACCAACAGAATCCTACAGCTGAAGAAGCATCTGTTATTAAAAGAGAATGGTGGAATATATGGAAAGCAGAACATCCACCACAATGTGAATATATTATTATGAGTCTTGACGCTGCAGCCGAAACTAACAACCGAGCTGACTTTACTGCCTTAACTACATGGGGAGTATTTATGAATGAGGAAAAAGAAGCGTATAATATAATATTATTAAATAGTATTAAAAAACGGTTAGAGTTTCCAGATTTAAAAGACTTAGCCATGAATGAGTATAAGGAATGGGAACCTGATAGTTTTATTGTAGAAAAGAAATCAGCAGGTACAGCTTTATACCAAGAATTACGAAGAATGGGTATGCCTGTGCAAGAATATACCCCACATCGTGGAAGTGGTGATAAACTAGCAAGATTAAATAGTGTAGCCGATATTGTGAAGTCTGGACTATGTTGGATACCGGAAGCAAGGTGGGGCGAAGAAGTAATAGAAGAGATTGCAGGTTTTCCGTTTATGAGTCATGATGACTTGGTTGACTCAACCACAATGGCACTCATGCGATTCAGACAAGGTGGGTTTATTAGGTTACCTTCAGATGAACCTGATGAATTAAAAATGTTTAAATCAAGAAGAAATAAGGGTTATTACTAAGGATAATATATGGCAACTAATATAGATAAAGGTTTATACGCAGCTCCTCAAGGTATTGAGGATTTAGCTAAAGAACAAACACCAATCGAGATAGAAATTGAAGACCCAGAGTCTGTCAAAATTGGCATGGATGGACTAGAAGTTATCCTTGAAAAATCAGAAGAACCAAGCGAAGACGATTTCAACGAAAACCTTGCAGAATTAATGTCTGATGGTGAGTTAGCAGAGTTATCTGGTGACTTAATTGGTGACTTTGATTCCGATATATCATCCAGAAAAGATTGGATACAAACTTATGTAGATGGATTAGAGCTTTTAGGTTTAAAAATTGAAGAAAGAGCTGAACCATGGGAAGGCGCATGTGGTGTTTATCACCCGTTATTAGCTGAAGCATTGGTTAAATTCCAATCTGAAACCATGATGTCTATATTTCCTGCAAAAGGACCTGTAAAAACTATCATTATTGGTAAAGAAACACCTGAAAAGAAAGAATCTGCTGAGCGTGTTGAAGATGATATGAACTATCAACTTACAGAAGAGATGCCTGAGTACCGTCCTGAGACAGAAAGAATGCTTTGGGGTCTAGGTTTAGCAGGTAATGCGTTCAAAAAGGTCTATTATGACCCACAATTACAGCGTCAAGTGTCAATGTATGTACCTGCAGAGGACATTGTTGTCCCATATGGCGCATCAGACCTAGCATCTAGCCCACGTGTAACCCACGTTATGCGTAAAACAGAGAATGAATTACGTGTTTTACAGGTAAATGGCTTCTATAGAGACGTAGAATTAGGTGACCCAGTGTCATCTTTAGATGAAGTTGAGAAGAAAATAGCAGAAAAACTAGGATTTAGAGCGTCTACAGACGATAGATACAAAGTTTTAGAAATGCATGTTGATTTAGACCTTCCAGGCTTTGAAGATGTGGATAAAAACGGTGAACCAACAGGTATTGCACTACCATATGTAGTAACTATTGAGAAAGGTACGGGTACAATCCTTGCGATTAGAAGAAATTGGCAACCAGATGATAAAAAGCAGCAAAAACGTCAGCACTTTGTGCATTACGGTTATATCCCAGGCTTTGGGTTCTATTGTTTTGGTCTTATACATCTTATTGGCGCTTACGCTAAGTCTGGTACAAGCATCATACGTCAACTCGTGGATGCTGGAACGTTGTCCAACTTGCCTGGTGGATTCAAAGCCCGCGGTATGCGTATCAAAGGAGACGATACTCCAATAGCTCCAGGTGAATGGCGTGATGTAGATGTACCAAGTGGTGCAATGCGTGACAATATTATCCCATTACCATATAAAGAACCTAGTCAAGTACTTGCTATATTAATGGATAAGATTATTGAAGAAGGTAGACGCTTTGCAAACACGGCCGATTTGAATTTATCAGATATGTCAGCACAAGCGCCAGTAGGTACAACGCTTGCAATCTTAGAACGTACATTAAAAGTGATGTCAGCTGTACAAGCACGTATTCACTACAGCTTAAAACAAGAATTAAAACTTCTTAAAAAGATTATTGCTGATTACACACCAGAAGAATATAACTATGACCCATCTGAAGGTGACCGTCGTGCTAAAAAATCTGACTATGATAATGTTGATGTAATTCCAGTCTCTGACCCTAATGCGTCAACGATGGCACAGAAGATTGTTCAGTATCAAGCGGTATTACAGTTAGCACAATCAGCACCACAGATGTATAACATGCCACTTCTACATCGTCAGATGTTAGATGTGTTAGGTGTTAAGAATGCACAAAAGTTAATTCCGATGCCTGAAGATATGAAGCCGTGTGACCCTGTAACAGAGAATCAAAACATCTTAATGTCAAAACCTGTTAAAGCTTTTGCATATCAAGACCACCAAGCTCATATCACAGTACACATGGCAGCTATGCAAGACCCTAAGATTATGGCGTTGTTACAAAATAATCCAATGGCACAGGCATTACAATCTGCAATGATGGCACATATTAATGAGCACTTAGGATTCCAATACAGAGTTGAAATTGAAAATCAATTAGGATTTAATTTACCACCACAAGTGGATGCATCAGGTGAAGATGTTCATATTGACCCTGAAACAGAAGCAAGATTAGCTCCTATGTTATCAATGGCAGCACAAAAATTATTAATGCAAAGCCAACAACAAGCTCAACAAGCAAAAGCACAGCAAATGCAGCAAGACCCAATGATACAAATGCAACAAGCTGAGTTACAAATTAAAGCTGCTGAGCAACAACGTAAAGTACAAAAAGACCAAGCAGACATTACATTAAAGAATAAACAAATTCAAGTTGATGCAATTAAAGCTGCGGCTGAACTTGCTACAAGAGATAAAGATAGTAGCGCTAATCGCAATATGGAAGCATTAAAAACAATTGCGCAAATGGCAACTGAAAAAGAAAATAATAAGAAACGTAATGCATTAGAAATTTTAAAACATGAAGATGCAATAAATCAAAAAAAGGAACGACCTAACCAAGGAGAATAATAGATAATGGATACCCTCGATTACCTTCAAAAAGAGCTTGCTGAACGTATGCAAATGCTAACCGATGCTGCCTCCCGTGGACAATGCGCATCTTTTGAAGAATATAAATACACATGTGGCCAATTGCGAGGTCTAGAAGCTGCGTGTGCCATTATAAAAGACCTTAAAGACAGATTGGAGAACTCGGACGATGAGTAATACTCTTGAACAGGCATTAGACCTTTCAAAAATGGTAGCTTCTGCCAAAAAAGAAGCTATAGAAGAAGCCGAAATACGAGCAATCGTAGGTGATGCATCTGAAGTAGAAAAAGCAAAGCAAATACCTAAACCATCAGGTTACCGCATTTTATGTGCAATTCCAGAAGTAGAAAAAGAATTTGAGGGAGGTATTCTTAAAGCAGAAGAAACCCGTCAACGCGAAGAAACACTTACTACTGTTCTTTTTGTAGTAGACCTTGGACCAGATTGCTATCTAGATAAAAATAGATTCCCAAATGGACCTTGGTGTAAAAAGGGAGACTTTGTTCTTATCCGACCGAATGCTGGCACACGCTTAGTTATTCATGGAAAAGAATTTAGAATCATCAATGACGATTCCGTTGAGGGAGTAGTAGATGACCCTCGTGGAATTAAACGTAAATATTTATAATTAGGAGGCGGACATGGCCGAAGTAGAAAAAGAAAATTTTCAATTTCCAGACGAAGTTGAAAATAAAAGTAGTGAAGAAAAAGTAAAAGTTGAAGTAGAAAGTAATGAGCTTCAAATTGAAATTGAAGACGATACACCTCCAGAGGACCGTAATCGTACACCTTCAGACCCAGAAAAAGTTAAAGAACTTGAAGTAGAAGTTGATGACTTAGATAAATACAGCAAAGATGCTAAAGACAAACTTATTCGCATGAAGCGAGTATGGAATGACGAACGCAGACGTGCAGAATTCGCAGAACGTGAACGCCAAGCAGCAATTGAAGCTGCAGAACGTCTTTTTGCCGAAAACAAACGTATGAAGGGTATGCTTACTCAAGGTGAGGAAGAATATAAAGAAGCCGTAAAAGGCGCGGCAGAATCTAAAGTCAAAGAAGCTAAACGTGCATATAAAGAAGCATATGATGCAGGTGATGGTGACAAGATGGCAGAAGCGCAAGAGCAGATGACTAATGCTCAAATGGAGCTTGAGAATGTTAAGAAATTTAGGTTACCCCCTTTACAAGAAGATGAATATAGTGTACAAAGACAATATGAGACACCACAAGTGCCTCGCCCAGATGATAGGGTGATGCAATGGCAAGCAGAAAATCAATGGTTCGGACAGAACAAAGCGATGACTGCATTTGCACTTGGGCTTCATGAAGAGCTTAAGGACAATGGCATTACAGTGGGGTCCGAAAGATACTATGCAGAGTTGGACAAAACAATGCAAAAACGTTTTTCAGAATACTTCAATCCTGAAGATGCTGATGAACAACAAAAAGAAGGGGCTAAGTATAAAGAGGACACTTCTAAAACTAAGCCAATGACGAATGTAGCTCCGGCTACACGGTCGACGGCACCGAAAAGAGTCAGGTTATCGCAATCGCAAGTTGCAATTGCTAAGAGACTTGGCTTGACACCAGAGCAGTACGTTCGTGAACTTTTGAAAATGGAGGCCTAAAATGGCTGAGAATAAACTAGATAGAGATATAGATAACAGAGAATTTAATGAGCGCCCTAAACAGTGGCAGCAACCAGAACTTCTTCCTGAGCCTGACAAACAAGCTGGTTATTCATATCGATGGATTCGTGTTTCAACTTTAAATAATGCAGACCCGCGTAACCTTTCCTCTAAATTAAGAGAAGGTTGGGAACCTGTAACACTTGAAGAACAACCGAAATTTAAACTGTTAGCTGACCCCAGTAGTCGATTTAAAGACAACATTGAGGTTGGCGGTTTGCTCCTCTGTAAGACTCCTACCGAGCTTGTTAATCAGCGTAATGAATATTACTCTAATCAAAGCGATATGCAGTCTCAAGCAGTGGACCAAACTCTTATGCGCCAAAGCGACCCTCGTATGCCTTTGTTCAATGAACGAAAAACTACGACTAGCTTTGGTAAAGGTTCATAATTAATTATTATAGGAGTATATAAATGGCTTATCCTGTCGTTGATGCACCCTATGGCTTTCAGCCAGTAAACCGTATCGACGGTTTACCATATGCTGGTGCTTTCCGTCAATTGCCTATTGGTTCATCATACAATACAGCAATTTACTACGGAGACCCAGTGGCGATTGTCACAGGCGGTACTATTGAAAAATCTTCAACATCTGCATCTGCAATTACTTCAGCTGTAATCGCTGGTATTTTTGTAGGTGTTCAGTATGTTAATGCTCAAGGTCAAACTGTGCAAGCACAGTACTATCCTGGCACTTCAGTAACAAATGCAATTGCTTATGTCGTTGATGACCCAATGGCTGCTCTTAAAGTAGCGGTTGGTTATGCTAACGGCGTAATTACTACAGTGCAACAAAATGCAGTTGGTACAAACATGTCCTATTACGCCGGTACTGGTTCAGCTATCGATGGCGCATCTGGTGCATGGGTAACAGCAGCATCTGGTGCAAACACTGCAACACTTCCATGGCGCGTTATTTCTGTTGTGCCTGATACACGAGTTACTGCAACTACTTTCTGTGAAGTACTCGTTAAAATCAATACACAACAATACAACGTGTCTCTTGCAAACAATTTAGCTTAACTAAGGAGAAAATAACATGGCTATTTCACGTGCACAGCTCCTAAAAGAGCTATTACCAGGACTTAATGCGCTATTCGGTTTAGAATACGCAAAATACGGCGAAGAACACAAAGAAATCTACGATACAGAGACTTCAGAGCGTTCATTCGAAGAAGAAACAAAACTTTCAGGCTTTTCAGCTGCTCCAGTCAAAAACGAAGGCGCTGCTATTCGTTATGACAACGGCCAAGAAGCTTGGACAGCTCGCTACACACACGAAACTATTGCTCAAGGCTTCAGCTTAACTGAAGAAGCTATTGAAGATAACTTGTATGATTCATTATCAGCACGTTATACAAAAGCATTAGCTCGTTCTATGGCGTACACAAAACAAGTTAAGGCTGCTGCAGTTCTTAATAATGGCTTTACTGCTGGTTTTACTGGCGGTGATGGTCAAACATTATTCTCTGCAAGCCATCCACTCGTTTCAGGTGGCGTAAACAGTAACGTTCCATCAACACCAGCAGATTTGAATGAAACTTCTTTAGAAGCTGCAGTAATTCAAATTTCATTATGGACTGATGAACGTAGCTTGCTTATCGCTGCTAAACCACGTAAGTTAATTGTTCCACCAGGATTGCAATTCGTTGCAACTCGCTTGCTTGAAACAGAACTACGCGTGGGTACAAACGATAACGACATCAATGCGTTAAAGAACAATGGTTCTATTCCAGAAGGTTACGCAATTAACCACTTCTTGACAGACACAAATGCATGGTTCTTAACAACTGATGTACCTAACGGTATGAAACACTTCGTTAGAACTCCATTACAACAATCTATGGACGGCGACTTTGATACAGGTAACGTACGTTATAAATCACGTGAACGTTATTCATTCGGTTGGTCAGACCCATTAGGTATGTTTGGTTCACAAGGTGCTTAATTAGCAACTTGTTACGTAGTACTAAAAAGGGGCTTAATTGCCCCTTTTTTTATTTATATTTACTTGCTTTATGATAAAAATGTAGTAATATAGCTATATCCGGGTAATCCGGTTTATTAGACTGCCCCGGCAGATGCATACACAACTAATAAACTTAACTTTGTATGAAGGATAAAATTATGGCTCGTTCTACCACACTAGCTGTTTGGCGCTCTAACGGTGGGGACCAAACACGTACTACAACCGCCGGTTCAATGTTAATGACTGTTCCGTACTATATTGCAAACGTAGCAGCATCAGCAAACGTTGTTATTTCATCAAGTCTACCTAATGCAGCTGTTGTTTTACCAGCAGGTGCTGTTGTTACAGAAATTTCTGTATATACACTAGGTACAGGTAAAATTGACTTAGGCTTTACACCATTATCAAATATTGGCCCAGGCCAAAGACCTACAACAGGTACAGCAGTTCCAGCAGGTTTATTATCCAATGCTTCTACAGCATCTAAAGCAGTTTTTGTTTGTGGTGGTGCTAATACAGGTGCTAATTTAGGTGGTGTTGCAAATGCTACTAATGTAGTTGTTATTACATCAGCAGCTAATGGCGCAGCTTCAGGCACTGCAAGTGGTACTATTACTTACTTTGTAGCTGACGACGGTCAACAATCAGCATAGTTAATCAGGGGGCTTTTGCCCCCATTAATATTTAAGGAGATTAATTATGATGCAAACAGACGTAAAAAGTGTACACACTACGGGTAATGCACAACTTGTGTCATACAGAACTAGAGTCAAAGGTTTTGTTATTTTAGGTTCTGGTGCAGCGGGTGGGGACATTGTTTTATATGATACTACAACTGGTACAGCTACTGGAACAGAACTACTTCGTTTTGCTATACCAAATAATTCAAATAATGTAATAGCATATACAATTCCAGACCAAGGTATTCTTGCCTTACGAGGCGTATATGTTACCGTACCATCTGGTGCAAGTATTACAGTTATATATGGCTAAAAAAGGCGTATCATTAGCAGTTGGACGTGGTGAGAAGCTCCCTGTATCAAAAGGTGCAGGTCTTACCGCTAAAGGTCGTGCTAAATATAATGCAGCTACTGGGTCAAACCTAAAGGCTCCTCAACCACAAGGTGGCGCTCGCAAGAAGTCATTTTGTGCAAGGATGTCTGGAATGCCCGGTCCGATGAAAGATGAAAAAGGTAGACCAACAAGAAAGGCAGCGTCTTTAAAACGCTGGAAATGTTAATGATTAAAGACTTTAATAACGTAAGTGAACATACAAAGCATATAATTGATGGAGCATCTATTGCAACAGCCTTGGGAACATTGGCTAACATTTTACCAGCTATGGCAGCTATATTTTCTATTGTATGGACAGCCCTACGTATATATGAAACTAAAACTGTACAATCTTGGTTAAAAAAGA